TATTTCGATGCAGCAGAACCTAGACTAATAGAAGAACTAAGACGAATGGGTCATAACATACAGCCAAGTCTTAAAGGCAAGAATAGTATAGCTGCTGGTATAGACCTTTTAAAGCGATATAAGATACACTTAGTAAGCGATAGCGATAATCTAATAATGGAGTTTAGGAACTACAAATGGCTAGAGGATAGAAGTGGAAAGCTAACCAACACACCAATAGATAAGAACAATCACTTAATAGATGCTGTGCGTTATGCTACTTACTCAATAATGAGCAGACCAAACTTTGGAAGATATACAGTATCTTAGTTACTAAAATAATTTAAAATTGTTTATATATTAATAAGTACAACAATATGGAAGTAAAATTAAACATACCTACAACACTAAACGAGATAACTCTAGGGCAATACCAAGAGTTTTCAAAGCTAGATGTTACAAACGAGTCTGAGATACAATCTAAGATGATTGAGATATTTTGTGAAGTGCCTAGCATAGTGGTTAGGAATATGAAAGCTACTGATATAGTGGACATCTGCAATATCTTAAATAATATGTTTGATACTAAACACCAATTAATAAACAGCTTTAAAATAGGAAAGCAAGAATATTCTTTTATCCCTAGCTTAGAAGATATGAGCTTTGGCGAGTATGTAGACTTAGACACCTTTATAGGGGATAACGATAACCTACACAGAGCAATGAATGTATTATATAGACCTATTGATTTAAAGCAAGGGAATAGGTATAAGATTAAAGACTACGACCCAGACCTCAGCGAAGATGCTAAGAACTACCCATTAGATGCAGTACTAGGAGCTATAGTTTTTTTTTACGATTTAGGGAAGGACTTATCGACAGTTATGCTGAACTTTTCGAAGGAAGCCAACGAGGAGAACTTAGCGCACTATCTAACTTCACTTCCAAATGGGGGTGGTACAATTCAATCTATGGGCTCGCTAATGGAGATATTACAAGGTTTGAAGATATCACTAAATTAAACGTACACGAATGTTTTACATTCTTAACATATACAAAAGAGAAAAACGAAATAGAAGCTAGACAAATTAAAAACAAATTCTAATGAGCCAAACGGGAATAAGAGGTTTCTACTTACTAACAGAAACAATAGAAGCACAATTACTAAGCGATGTAAATGTTAACACAGTAACTACTGGAGACATATACGACATTGATATATCAAAGCAAAGCACTTTTCCATTAAGCCACATTATAATAAATAACGTAACTGCTGAGGAGTCTGTACTAAGGTTTAACATCTCTGTACTTTCTATGGATGTTGTAGACGAAAGCAAAAAAGAGACAACTGATATATTTAGAGGTAATAACGATGAGCAAGATATACTTAACACACAGTTAGGGGTTTTGAATAAGTTAGTTATGGTATTGCGTAAAGGGGATTTGTATAGTAGTCAATATGCTTTAGATGGGGATGCAAGCTGTGAGCCTTTCTATGATAGATTTGAAAATAAGGTAGCTGGATGGACTGCGACTATGGATGTGCTAGTAGCTAATGATATAACAATATGCTAAACAAAGAAGCCCAAGACTCGCTTAATGGCTTTGCTAAGTATGTTATACAACAATCACGTAGTAACTTAACTAAGGGCGGTAAGAAAGCCTCTGGGGACTTATATAATAGTTTAGGGTATAATGTAGAGCAGACAGCGAAAGGGTTTAGCTTGAGCTTTGAAATGGAGGATTATGGAACGTTTCAAGATTTAGGGGTTAAGGGTAAGAGTAAGCAAGATAAAGCACCAAACAGCCCATATAGATTTGGTACTGGTAGCGGTAAAAAGGGAGGACTTACAAAAGGTATTGATAAATGGGTAAGGCGTAAAGGTATTCAGTTTAGGGATAAAAAGAGCGGGAGGTTCTTAAGTTATGACAGTACTGCTTTTATAATAACCAGAAGTATATATCAAACTGGTATCAAAGCCAGTATGTTCTTTACTAAACCATTTACAAAAGCCTTTAAACGATTACCAGACGAATTAGTAAAAGCATATTCAATAGGACTAGAAAAACAAATACAAGTAAATTTAAACAAGAAATGAGCAACATAAACGTAAGAAGTCCGCACTATATAACTACTGGGACTGTAACAGGCTTAAATAGTACAGCAATAGAAATATATATCTATACTGGTGCAAGGATAACTGATAGACCAACAACACCTACTTATAACCTTGAAGGGTTTGCAGTTAATAACGAAGTCACATTTGAGATAGGCGAACTTGTTAAAGATTATGTTTCTCAAACATTTGATGGAACTTATGCTACTGGTATTCTTTGGGTAGACTACAGAACAACTCAGACTATAAACGGGGTAGCTCAAACAATAAGTGGTTATACTTACCGAAAAGCATTTAATGGCTATGGGTATTTTGAAGATGGTGCTAACCCACAAAACAATAGTGCAGTTTATATAAGTAATGACATTATTTTAAAGCTAGATGATTCTCCCGTTGTATTTGGTGTTGACAATTCTATAACTGCTTCAGTAGCATATTTATTAAACGGAGAAATTGTTAGAACTATTAATTTAACTCAAAGCTCTTTAAGTAGCGAGCAAATTAGGTATGTCACAAATGGAGTTAATGGAGCTGATTCTTTTGAGGACAGAGTTATTTCAGATGGTGGTTCTTTTGAAGATAATATCTGTATTCAAGGATTAGAAGACGAGTTTATTTTAATGGACTGTGATTCTATACACGTTACATATTCAGATGGTACATTTACTAGAGTTAAGATTTTAAAAGTACAAAACGTTGAGGAATGTAAATACGAACCTTATAAAGTAACGTTTGTAAATAAGTTTGGTGCTTTACAAGATATCTGGTTTTTTAAGAGAAGTGATAAAACACTAACAACAAAAAAAGAATCCTTTAAAAGAAACATAGTTAGTGGAGCTAGTTATTCAATAAACAAGCACCAAGATACAATACTAACTAAACAAGGAAGTGAGAAGATTACATTAAACACGGGATATTATCCAGAAGATTATAACGAGGTATTTAAACAGCTTGAACTAAGTGAGGAGTGCTGGATAGAAATAGACTTTAAGACATTACCTATAAACATCGCTTCAACAAGTTTAGCATATAAAACACACCTAAACGACAAAATAATAAACTACACTATAGAGGTCGAGTTTGCCAACAACACAATAAACGATATTAGATAGATGCAGATAATAGAGTTATATATACGGAGTCAGTTCTTAGCTAAAGGGATTGCTAGTGCTACAACTACAAACAAGTTAGTAGATGCCTCAGCAGATTTCACAACTTTAATAGTGGTTGGGGATGTGGTAGAAAACACAACAGACAACACTACTGCAAAGATAACAGCTATTGACTCAGCTACTGAAGTAACGCTTGATAATGATATAATGACAATCGGAGAAGATTATCGTATATATACTGACTACGTTAAGATGGATTTATTCAAAGATGAAAGCGTAAGCATTTCTGATAGCATACAAGATGTTAAAGATATATCTAAGATATTCACAACATTCTCACAACAGTTTAACTTGCCAGCTTCTAAAAATAACAACAAGTTTTTTAAGCAATATCAAGATACTGATGTTCTAAATAGTTTTGATGCAAGGTTTAAAGTAGATGCAATAATAAAACTAAACGGAGTTGATTTTAGAAAAGGTAAGATTAGATTAAACACAGTTGACTTAAAAGATAATAAGGCTTATTCTTATAAGGTTGTCTTCTTTGGGGATATAGTAGAGCTGAAGGATTTAATGAAAGAAGATGATTTAAGTTCTTTGCCATTTTCAGATAGTTTAAATTTTACTTATGACGACGCAACTGTTTTAGCTAAGTTTCAAAGTCCATTAGATTTGGATGTAGCGTTTCCTCTTGTAACACATAGCAAATACTTTAATATACACACAAACGGAAAGTATCAAAGCGGAAGTGATAGCTTAGTTTATACGGACTTAAAACCAGCTCTAAGAATTAGAAAGATAATAGAAGCGATAGAGTTAAAGTATAACCTTACATTTAGTAATGACTTTTTTAACTCCTTTGATTTTAGAAAAATGTATATGTTGCTCCATAGAGCAGCTGGCAATGTGAGTAATGCTTTAACTACTGGTGCTGTGTTAACTACTACTAATAGCTTTATTAATGATTTAACATTAAACTCTGGTAATGATATGAGACCTTTAGGTTCTGTTGGTGGGTTTTTTGATTTTACATACACTATAACACTATCAGCAGCTACACCAGTAACAGTAAGAATTACGGGCTCAAATGGGTATCTTTTTGCAGAACAAGAATTTAGTAGTGTTGGGGTTAATACTTTAATATTTGACACTTATTGGGGTGCTTTGTCAGAAGATATGTTTTTTACTGTTATATCTGAAAACACCTTAACAATAGCAAGTCAGTCTTTAAGTGTTGTATATAGTACACAAAACTTTAACACAACTAGTGCGGCTTATGACTTTCCATCTTCCTCAATACAAAACTCTTTTATTGTGTCTCGTCAAGTGCCTCAAATGAAGGTTATAGACTTTATGACGTCTTTGTTTAAAATGTTTAATCTAACAGCATATAAAGAAAATGGTATTATAGTAGTTAGGTCTTTGCAAGACTTTTATAATGCTGGAACTACTTACAACATTACAGAGTTTGTAGACGTAGATAAATCAAGCATAGGAAAACTACTGCAATTTAAACAGATAGATTTTAAATTTAAAAGCAAAGAATACTTTTTAGTAAAAGCATCTGACGAAATTCAAGATGATGACTTTGGTAATATTAATCCAGTTGACACCGAATTTGATGGAAAGCCTTACAATATAGAAGTAGACTTTGAAAAGATGATGTACGAGCGTTTAAGCGATGGAGGTACATTGACTAATGTAACACAAGGCTCTTTGTTAGATAGTAACTTAGAACCTGCTATAGGAGCTCCCCTTTTATTGTATTGTAGAAATACAAACGCTGACGGGGCTATATTTTGGAACGGAACAACAGAAATAACAAATTATAAACGACCATCTAACTCTAATGTAGGGACTTTTTCTAGTTCTGGTAATACTTTAAATTTTGGTGGAGAGATGGATGAAAATAGTTTACTGTACAATCCAAACTCTTTATTTCAAAAAAATTATATAAACTATATATCTAGTATATTCGATAAACAAGCAAGAAAGACTAAAGTTACTGCTTATCTACCTTTAAGAATACTATTAAAGTACAACTTAAATGATACGTTTATAATAGCAAATAAAAGTTATAGAATAAACACTATAAAAACAAATCTACTAACAAACAAAACAGAGTTAGAGTTGTTTAACCTTTTCACGAGCTCAATAGACCAACAAAATCGTATTAATATAAGTTTACCAAGAATGGCAGACTTTGCTACAACTGCTATCGCTGGGACAACAATAGATACAAGCTGGACTGCTGTAAGTGGTGTTATAAGATACTGGCTTTATGTTGATGATGTAATAACACAAAAACAAACTGCTACTACTTATCAATTTACAGGTTTAGAATCTGGTGTAACTTACAAATTAAGCGGTCAAGTTGAATACGCCAATAATATATTTAGCCAATTTCAAGATATAATAGTAACAACTACGTAATGATAAAATTAATACTAGAGAGTTTAAAATACGCTAATGGAGAGACTGAAGCGATAAGAATAGCACAAGGGAAGCATAAGCTACCTAGCACATTAAAAGAAGGATACAAAGCACTTAAACAAGAGATACAATGGCTAAAATAGAGAAGACAATTATATTAAACGTAGATTCTAAGAAAGCTACTAAGGGGATAAATGACTTAGAGAAAAGCATAGATGGTGTAAATAAAGAGGTTAAAGAAACAAGCAAATCAACCTCAGCAATGAGCGGAACGCTTGACAAGGCTACTGGTGGAGCTGTTTCTAAGTTTTCAGCTTTTAAGGGTGCTTTAGGTAGTGTTACAACTGGGTTTAAGTCTTTAAGGGTTGCTATTATAGCTACTGGTATTGGTGCTTTACTGATAGCTGTAACTGCTTTAGGTCAAGCATTTACTAGAAGTGAGGAGGGGCAAAACAAATTCGCTAAAATACTAGGCGTTATTGGTAGTGTTACTGGAAACCTTTTAGATTTACTAGCAGACTTAGGGGAGAAGATTATAGGTGTATTTGAAAACCCTAAACAAGCTGTCAAGGATTTAGCTGATTCAATAAAGCAGAACATAACAAATAGATTTGAGGGACTTTTAAATTTAATACCAAACTTAGGTAAGGCAATTAACCAACTATTTAAAGGTAATTTTAAAGAGGCTGGTAAGATAGCAGCTGATTCTGTTGGAAAGGTTGTTTTAGGGGTTGATAGTATTACAGATAGCGTAAGTGGTGCGGTTGATGCAGTTAAGGATTTTGGTAAAGAGATAGCATCAGATGCAGCAGCAGCAGCAAAAATAGCAGACCAAAGGGCAGCAGCAGAAATAGCAGCAAGAAATTTAATAGTAAAAAGAGCTCAAGCAGAGCAAGATATTGCAAGGCTTAGAGAGAAGGCAGTACAGAAAGATAAATTTTCTGCTGAAGAAAGAATTAAGTTCTTAGAGGAGGCTGGTAAAATAAGTGAAGACTTAGCAGAGAAAGAAACTAAAGTAGCTAAATTAAGACTACAAGCTAAACTCACAGAAAACTCTTTAACTAAAAGCAACAAAGACGACCTTAATGAAGCAGCACAATTAGAGGCTAGTGTTATACAATTAGAAACACAAAGATTAAACCTACAAAAGAGATTAAGCACAGAATTACTAACTGCTAGAAACGAAGCTAAAACTGCTGCAAAAGAAGAGCCTATTGTAATTGATGAGAAGCTAAAAAAGATACAAGAAATACAAGAGGCTTTCAGACAAAAACAAAAAGACAAAGAAGCTGAAACAGAACTAGAAAAAATAAACCTAGAAGAAGAAAGAAAGATATCTGAGCTTGATAGGTTAAATGCTACTGAGGAACAAAAATTAGAAGTTGAAAGATATTACGCTGGATTAAGAACAGATATATCAGATAAAGAGGCACAAGATAAAATAGATTTAGAAGGAAAAGTAAAAGACGCTAAATTAGGAATGGCTAAAAATGCTCTAAGTTTAATTGGAGAAATGGCTGGTAAGGGTAGTAAAGTAGCTAAAGGGGTTGCGATAGCTCAAGCCACTATTAGTGGAGTAGAGGGTACTATTAATGCTTTTAAGACCGCAGCCGATAGTCCTATAACATCTGTATTCCCAGCATATCCATTTATACAAGCTGGTCTTGCTGCTGGATTTGCAGCTACTAATATTGCAACAATAAAAAGCACAGACCCTAGTAAAGGTGGTGGTAGCGTCCCATCTGGCGGTGGCGGTGCTGCTCCAGCTCCTCCTTCGTTTAGCGTAGTTGGTGCAAGTGGTTCTAGTCAGTTAGCTGATGCAATAGGAGGGCAATCTCAGCAACCTATACAAACGTATGTAGTTGCTAATGATGTAACAACAGCACAGAGCTTACAGAATAACATTGTTGAAGGTGCTACAATAGGGTAAAATACAAAATAAATAAAAAACAATTATATATTATTATGAGAATAGTTGAACTAATATTAGACGAAGAAAGCGAATTAGGGATAGAAGCTATAAGCGTAGTGGAAAGCCCAGCTATTGAGGAGGACTTTGTAGCGTTAAAGAGTCAAGAGTTTAAACTAGCTGAGATTGATGGGGAGCGTAGAATACTTATGGGTGCTTTGTTGATACCTAACAAGCCTATTTACAGACAAAATGGAGAAGATGAGTATTATATATACTTTTCAAAAGAAACTGTCTTAAAAGCGTCTCAAATGTATTTAATGAATAGCAAGCAAAACAATTCAACGCTTGAACATAAATACGAGTTAGAAGGTTTGAGCCTTGTAGAATCTTGGATTGTAGAGGATAAGGTACACGATAAGAGCGTTAAGTACGGAATGGATTTACCATTAGGTTCTTGGGTTGGTTCTGTTAAAGTAAACAACGATAAAATTTGGAATGAGTTTGTAAAAACTGGTAAGGTAAAAGGTTTTAGTATAGAAGGCTACTTCGCTGACAAGATGGAAAGACCTAAAGAAGCTATTGACGAGGGATTATCTAAAGAGGATTTGCAAGTTCAAGAAATCATAGACATTATTAAAAATTACGATAATGAAAAATAAAAAGTTTGAGACACCAAGTCGCACAAGCCCACAAGGAGGTCGTAAAGGTTGCTTATGTAAAGACAAGGACAAGTATTCAATAAAGTGCTGTGATGGAAGCCTACAAGCTCAAGGAGTTGGGAAAACTAGTGCTTGAAAATGCAAATTAAATTAAACTAAATTATATATTAATATGAAGTCAAACAATGTGATTGAAAAAATCAAAGACGTTTTAAATCTTAACGAGGAAGTTAAGCTAGAACAAACTAAGCTAGAGAACGGTACTGTTATCGAATTCGACAGCCTTGAAGAAGGTAAAGAAGTCTTTATAGTAAGTGACGAAGAAAAAATAGCTATGCCAGTAGGAGAGTATATCCTAGAAGATTCAAGACTATTAGTAGTTGAAGAAGAAGGTGTTATAGCTGACGTTCGTGAAGTATCTGACGAAGTACCTTCTGAAGAAACAGAAGAAGGAGAAGAAGAAGTGGAAGAAGAATTAGCTGAAGAAGCAGATGTTGCTGATTGGAAAGGAATGGAAATTAGAATCAAAAACCTTGAGGATGCTATTGCTGACATTAAATCTGAAGAAGGTTTAAAAGAAGAACTTTCTGCAATTGAAGCTGGAAACAAATTAACTGTTGAATTATCTCAAGAGATTCCAGCAGAAGTACAAGCTGAATTAAGCGAGCCAAGTGCTGAGCCTATCGTTTCTAACCCAGAGTCTTTTAAAACACTTTCTAAATTCCAAATAGGTTCAAAAAGAAAACCTACTACAATGGATAGAATATTATCAAATTTTAATAAATAAATAACAACTAAAAATAAATAAAAATGAGTTTAGCAATTACTACTACTTATGCTGGTGAATTTTCTGGAAAATATATAGCTGCGGCTTTATTGTCTGGAGACACTCTAGCTAACAATGAGATTACAATCTTACCTAACGTAAGATATAAGTCTGTACTACAAAAAGCATCTACTGACGATATCGTAAAAGACGCTTCTTGTGATTTTAAAACAAACGAAGGAACTTTAACACTTACAGAGGCTGTATTAGTTGCTGAGGAGTTTCAAGTAAATCTTCAACTTTGTAAAAAAGAGCTACACCAATCTTGGCAAGCTCTAGAAATGGGATTCTCTGCTTTTGCAGATGTACCAGCTTCTTTTTCTGATTTCGTACTAGCACACGTTGCTTCTAAAGTATCAGACAGAATGGAAAAAAACATCTGGTCTGGAACTAACGCAACTAGCGGACAGTTTGATGGATTAGCTGTATTATTAGCTGCTGATGCTGCTTTACCAGCTGGACAAGAGATTGCTGCTGTTGGTGGTGGTGTTAACGCTGGAAACGTAATCGCTCAAATGGGCTTAGTAGTTGATGCTATTCCTACTGCTGTTTACGGAAAAGAAGATTTACGTCTTTATGTATCTTCTAATGTTGCACGTGCTTACACGAGAGCTCTTGGAGGATTTGCTGCTGCTGGAGATAACGCTGGATATGATAGCAAAGGAACAAACCAAGTATTAGGAGGTTTATTCTTTGATGGTGTTCAAATTGTAGTATCTAAAGGTATGTCTGACAACACAATGATTGCTGCTGAGAAGTCTAACTTATTCTTCGGAACTGGCTTATTATCTGACCAGAATGAAGTAAGAGTTATCGATATGGGAGATACTGATGGTTCTCAAAATATCCGAGTAATTATGAGATTTACTGCTGGTGTACAATATGCACAAGTAACTGATATCGTACTTTACGCTTAATAATTAATTAACTAATTTTAGAAAGGGGTGGGTTCTGCCTACCCTTTTTTATTTAA